GGGACAACAGCGAGTGGCCCCAATGGCTGCACGAGGCGTGGCAAATGGATCCGGGCGTGTCCGGCAGTCTGTACCCTGTGATAGACTTGCAGACAGGGGAGGCTTCTGACAATCTGTTAATTGGATTCGAGGATGAGTTTCCGATGCTTGTCGCCATGGGCGATTGGATTGTGAAAGACGAAAACGACAATCTCCTCGCTTTACGCCCGTCCGAGTTTGAAGAGCAATACGAGTCCACACAATTTCAATTGTGGGCAGGCGAAGACTTCTACGCGGACCTGCCGGAAGATCGGTACGTGGATGGGGATTCGATCGAGATTGACTGGGTGGCCGTTCAGGAATGGAAAGACGGGCCATTCAAGGGCCTTTACGTGGGCCGTTGCCGCGTCCGACCGTCGAAAGGCCATGAATGGGAAATTTTTGACCTGAAGAGATTTGGTGAATGACGTCGCCCTATTACGATCTCGTCCCGAAGGACATGATCGAAAATCTCAAATGGCGGATTCGGTGCCGGGAGCGGGCGTTGACGGACATTGAGTTCCGCAACGCCTTTTGGCAAGCGTGCATGGAAGATGTATGTTTCTTCATGGCAGCGACCTGCTGGGGTTATGACCCACGGGCTAAGTACAAGATTGTGCCGTTCATTCCGTACCCGCATCAGGAGTACGTGTTCAATAAGCTTGACGAAGCAATCGACTACACGCAAGAGAATGAAAAGACATTGGACGTGCTTGTCGATAAGGCCCGAGCCCAAGGCGGGACGTTCGGGTATCTGTGGGTGGATCTGCGGCGATGGCTCCGCGATCCAATGTTCTCTGCGGGCTACGTGACTCGGAACGTGGACTTGGTTGACAGCAAGACCGACTCGGACACGGTCCTGTGGAAAGTCCAATTTGCACTCAACATGCTGCCGGCGTGGATGCGACCTCGGTACGAGCGGAACTTGAGTCAGCACACGTTCGAGAACAAAGAGAACGGTGCATTGCTCAAAGGTTATGCGGCGGGGCAAGACGTAGCGGCCGGCGGTCGTGCCACGGTGTTCACGATGGACGAAGCGGGCGCCAAGGACTTTGTTGCGGGCGGCAAGGACTACAGCGTAATGGAGGCTCTCCACGATGTTACGAATTGCCTAAGACTTGTATCTGCAAGGTATGTGGATCAAGGCGTCTTCCATGAAGCCTGTGAAGCCGGCACGATTGAAGGTGGTTGGCATTTGATCTTGGACTGGAAAGATCATCCAGTCCATTCCAAGCACTCGTACATTGTGACCGACAATGTGCCGGTAGCCTGCAAGCCTGAGGACGCAGAAGCGGTCGCGGCTTATCACAAGAGCAAGCCGAACTTGCGAGACGACCTGGAACGGAAAGGGTTCAAGTATGAGGGAGTGGTCCGATCCCCGTGGTACGACATGCGGTGCTTGCGGAAGACGGCCCGGCCGCAGTTGATCGCTTCGCAGCTCGACCGGAACCCTAGGGGTGCAGTGGGCAAAGTATTTGCGTCGGACCTGCTGGACCGGATGAGAGTGACGCATTCCAAGCCACCTTTGTGGAAAGGGATCCCGGTATTCGAGGGCGATACCCTAAAACTCAAAGGGTTACTGCCTCGGGAAGACGGACCGCTGTCCTTGTGGTTCAGGCCGGGCGTCGATAGCAGTCCGCCTTTGGGCCCTTTCACGATTGCTTGCGACATTGCATCCGGCGGGACCAGCGGCTACGCCTCCAATTCGGTGGCCTCGGGGATCGATGACCGCACCGGCGAGCAGGTCTTGGAATACGTCATCAAAGGCATGGAGCCCAGAGCTTTTGCCAAACACGTAGTAGGTCTGTGCCTTTGGATGAGAAAAGCACTACTGGGCTGGGAAGACTCCGGGGTGTCCAGCGGGTTTGCCAAAGAAGTCATGGAGGTCCTGTACTATGGGAACGTGTATTTCCGTGACGTGCTGCAGCTCGGATCCCAGAAAAAGAGCCGGAAGCCGGGGTTCCCGTCCAAGGACGCCGACAAGGCGGACATGTTCGAGCAATTGGCCCTGGGGATGCACGACGGGCGGTACACGCCCCGGTCCGTGGAAATGCTGTCGGAATGCGGGGAATACGAGTGGAAAAACGGGAAAGTGGTCCACGGGCCTACCCAAAATAGGGGTGCAATTGACAAAAACCACGGGGACCGGGCGATTGCCGCCGCCGGCGCTTGGCTGATCTTTTCCTCCGAGAACTCAGGAAATAGAGTTGACATGGACCAAGACGAACCCAATAATCCTGAGTATGGCAGCTTTCTTTGGAGAGAGCAGCAGGAGGTTTCCCGTGCCAAAAGCGGGAGTCCTCAATTTTCGATACGTGATCTTCTTGGCAACTAGAGGTAGAACCTAGGATGAGCGATATGATCGAAAGCTCCACCGTCAGAATGGCGGAGGTCACCAAGGGTCAGAACCAGGACAGCACCAAAGCCCAGCAATTCTCCCAGGCGTTTGCGAACATGGCAAACGGGCAAGAGAAGTTGATCGATGTCGAGATCAAGAAAGTCGAATTGGAGCACAGGAAACTTGATCTGGAGTTCAAGAAGTTGGAGCTTCAGAAAGCGAAAGCAGGGTCCGGCGATCCTGCACGAAAAACCAACTGACACTGTTGGTTTTGACTTGACCGGCTGGAGTTAGAACCCAGTCAGACAATTTGGCAACATTGCCCTAACATGTCTGGCTGTGAATGTTTGACCTAGCTGACAACGAGAAACGTGCCCGGTTGCTCAAGGCGATACGCAATTCGCGTAATGCTTTGGAACCGTTTCGTCGTGTCCGGCGGCGGCTGATCAAAGACTATGTCGGCTCTTGGTATTCGGAAGACGGCGCCGAAAACAAAACGCTCGTCAATCTCATCAATCAAACGGCGCGTATCTACACGATCGCCCTAGCGGCAAATAACCCGCAAGTCTTGGTCTCGACCCCAAGCCTAGAGAACGTCCCGTTCGCCCGGCGGTTCGAGATCAACCTCAACAAGCTCATCAGCGACATGGCACTGGACACTACTTTCCGTGCGATCGTCCTGGATGCGTTCTTCTGCCTGGGCTGTGGCGTCGTGATGATGCGGGACACGGACACGAGGTTCCACGGCCTGCTTGAGTCTGAAGAGGATGTCTGGCTGGACCCGGGCGAGCCGTGGTTCAACCGGGTGTCGTTGGATGACTTGATCTTGGACATGCCGGCCAAGGAGCTGACCAAGATGCGGTACTGCGGGCACCGCTACCGGGCTGACTACCAAAAGGTCATGGACGAGCCTGGGTACGACAAGAAGGTTAAAGAGATGCTCATGCCGACGTCACGGGAGCATCACGACTCGGCCGGCACTGCGCGGGGCATGGCGTCCGACCATGCCGGGGCAGAAGACGACGACCTGAAAGACATGATCTGGTTGATGGACATCTGGATCGCGGAGAACAACTCCGTCGTCACAATGGCTTGCGATCAGGACTTACCACCATTGATTGAGCGGGAGTGGGTCGGCAGCCAAGCTGGTCCGTACAAGTTCCTGTCATTGGGCGAGACGCCGGACAACGTGATCCCGACGTCGCCGGCGATCAACCTAAAAGGCATGCACGATTTGCAGAACCGCCTCCATCGCCGGATGGAAGAGGATTCGGACGCCCAGCGGACGGTGAATGTCTACCCCCCGGGGATGGAGGACGACGCCGAACGTCTACGCAACGCCCAGCGGAACAGTTGGCATCGGGGGAAGAGCCCCGAGCAGATCAAGCAATTCTCGATGGGCGGCGTGGACCAGCGCGACATGGCCTTGGCGACGTTCCTGCAGACCGAGTACGACCGGTTCGCCGGCAATCTGCAGGCCATGGGCGGCCTGGGCCAACAGGCGTCGACCCTTGGCCAAGAGGAATTGATTCACGGGAACGTCTCCCGGAACGTGGCCGACATGCGGATGTCCGTTGTGAATTTCGCGTCCGACTGCATTTTGGACCTCGGCCGTTTGATGTGGGAGGATCAAACCCTCGAATTGCATTCGTCCATGGAAGTCGGGAATACCGGAATCCGGGTCAAAGCAGACTGGACCCCGGACTTACGCCGGGGGAACTTCGAGGACTATGAGTTCCGGGTCGAGCCTTACTCGATGGTGTTCAAGACGCCCGAGCAGAAGTTGCAGGAGCTGTTCCAGGTACTTCGCGAGATTGCTCCGCTGTGGCCCATGTTCCAGGCCTCTGGTGCCACGCTGGACGCCCAGGCCATTGTGGAAGAGATCGCACGGTTGAAAAACCGACCCGAGTTCAAGCGGTTCATTTCGTTCGCCACGCCGGCCGACATGCTTGGTGGGGACCAAAACACCGTCCGTCAGAGCCCGGTCACAAGCCGGGAGACCGTCCGGCGGAACGTCCCGTCCGGCGGAACGGATCAGGCACGGGCCAATACCCTGATCCGTGATCTGATGGCCGGTGGCAAGTCCAGCACGAATCCTCAACAACGCAACATGCAGGGTAACCGATGAGCGCAATCGCATACCAATACAAAGGGCGGACCGTAACCAAGGAAGAGCTTGACCGCTTGATGCCCCCGAAGGCCAATTGGCTGGACGCTCCCCCAATGGCCACCAACACCTACAGCGAACACGATCCGCTGATCTCGGAGGGCTGTGGCGTCATGAAGGCCCAGGTCGGCGAGGCCCGTGAGCTGATCAAGAGGCATGGCATTCAAGGGGCTCAGGTGCTTAACAGTGGGCAAGTTCGGTTCACCAGCCGAAATGCCAGAAAAGAATTTCTCAAAATGCGGGGGCTGGTCGACAACGACGGAGGGTACTCCGATGGTTAAAGCGTACCCAAAATCGCGAGCACCTCGCAGACCGCTGGTCGCACGGCGATGTAGGCATTGCGGGAAAGAGTTTCTCGCAAAGCAGGCAAATATCGATGTTGGTAGGGGTGTGCTGTGCAGTAAAGAGTGCCAGAAAAATGGTCGAAATACACGTAGAGATAAGAAGCCTCGTCCATCACACGTCTGCAAGTGTTGCGGGAAGGTTTTTAGCGATGGCAAGCGGCTAAGAGAGTCCCGTACATACTGTTCAAACAAATGCCATGGAATTGGGAGGCGAAAAGGCAACAAGAGTCATCCTAGGCGAAAACAAGAAGCAGAACTACAGCGATGGTCGAGAGAGGTCATCTTGCGAGATAAGGAATGTGCTCGATGTGGGGCGAAAGAGAAGCTTCAGGCACATCACGTCGAGTCCTATGCCAAGAACCCTGAACTTAGGCTGGAAGTAGACAATGGAATTGCGCTGTGCCCACCGTGTCACCATGCGCAGCATCCAACCCACAGTTTGGAATGGTATTTAAGCCGTGGCGGAAAAACGGTACAGCGATGCGTGGTATGCGAAATCGCCTTTGTTCCGAGAAAGAAATCGTCAAGAACATGCGGCGTTAGTTGCGGCGCTAGGCTCAGACAAAGCAAACGAACCTCCTACGGAGATTAACGATGACCGAAGATTTGAACGAAAACATGACTTCCGAAGAAATTGCTGCTTACGCTGAACAGGTTGTTCAGGAAGTACAGCAGGAGCGGCAAGGGGACGGGGAGCGGAAGTCCGATGCGGCGATCGTGGTTGATACCGCTGCACCAATTGAGACACCGGCCGAGGAAAATACCGGCAGTGAAACCGCCAGTGATCAGGGCGAGGAGTCCGGCGAGGGGTCCACACCCGAGTGGGTGACGGACGAACTCAAAGCCGAGGTAGCCGCGTATGGCATTGATGAGTCTGACTTAGAAGACTTTGCCAGCCGCGAGGATCTGGACCGGGCGTTACGACTTTTGGACAAAGCTGCGTTGAGGTCTGGGCAAGAAGCCCTTACGGACGACGGCCCTGCTCGGGACGAGAAGGGTAAGTTTGTCAAAAAGGAAGAAGAGTCCGAACCGGAAAAACCGAGTAGCACTCGGTACGAAGTGTCGTTGAACAAAGACCTGTACGACGAGGAGGTCATCGACGAATTTACCAAGATGCGTGACTACTACGAGTCCCGCCTGGAAGCCCTGGAGTCGAAGTTCACGGAAGTGAGCGCCCGGGCTGAAGAGCAGGAGTTCGACCAACTTGTCGATTCCCTGGGCCATGCCGACTTGTTCGGCAAGACCGGGAAGGAATCGGAGAGGGAACTCGAACGTCGTCGTGATTTGCACGTCGCGGTGAATGCGCAGTTGCTCGGCCTCGAACGCCTGGGTCGCTCAGCGGCATTGAATGACAAGCTTGTCGAACGTGTCGCCAACATGGTGTTCGCGGACGAGCTTTCCAAGAAACGTCTCAAACAACAGACTGCGAAAATCTCCAAGCAAAGCCAACTTCGTATGGGCGGAAGCCCGACGAAGCCTCAGCCACCGAGCGAAGATCCTCGGGAAGCTGCGGATCGGCTTTACAAAGAGCTTGAGCGGGCGTAACCCATAGAGGACAGCCATCATGGCTTTAGGAATTGAACAGATTGACGATTTCGTCAATAGCATTCACCAGAAGTTTGCTGGTGAGGAGTACTTGGCAGCCCAAGACTTGTCGTTGAAGCTGCAAGAGTACAAGTACGCATCGCGTCTATTTTCGGGCAACCTGAAAAAGGACACGATGAGTACAGCGATGTGCAAGTGGAAAGTCAAGGTCGAGACGAACGACAACTTCCAAGTTGTCGGTTTGTATCACCGTGACTCTTCGACTCGCGTCAACACGTTGTCGGAAGGTCAGTTGAAGTGGGCGTTGACCACGAACAACTACCTTTACGACATCGACGAGGACATCTTCCGAACGGGCGGTCGTCAAATTTACGACCACCTTGAGGAGATGGAACGCGACTTGATGACGTCGTTCTACACCGGGATGGAAGATTTGATGTTTGGTCCGGGTCCGACCGGTCCGACCCAAACGCCGTTCTCCCCGGCCTCGTTGCTGTGGTGGATCACTTCCACCAGCGACAGCGTGACCGAAAACAACGCCCTGGAAGGCTTCAACGGGTTCGAACCTGTTGGTTGGGGTTCCAACGGCGTGGGCGGCATTTCGTGTTCCGCCTACCCGCAGTGGCGGAACCGAACGTTCCCTTACAAGGACGTCAGCCGCAGCGACTTCGTGGAAAAGGTCATCAACTCGATGGATCTTTGCCAGTTCACCCCTCCGGTCCAGCGGCCGGACATTGTGGACCAGAAGCAACACAACTGGGAATTGCTGACCACGCACAGCGTGTTGGCGACTGGCCGGCGATTGCTGCAACTTGGCAACGACAACATCGGCGACGACATGGCCGCCCGCAGCGGAACGGTCTATGTCCGTGGCGTGCCGTTGGTCTGGGTTCCGGCTTGGACCAATCAAAACAGCGTCAACGCCCGAACGGACGGAATCATCCTCGGCGTCAACTGGGCGACTTTCAAGTGCTACTACGCCGCTGGCCGGCAGATGCGCAAGCGAAAGGCGTTCCAGCACCCTGAGATGAGCAACGTCCGCGTTCGCTGCATGGACGACTCGGTCCAAATGGTGTGCTTCAACCGTCGCGGAAACTTCCGTGGCTATTGCACGGATACCGTGACCGAGACTGCGTAACCGTTACTGTAAATTTCGCGTCGCCGGCGGGCGAGACGTAAACCTACGCCCGCCTTTTTTACTGGGACAACGCCCACCCAAAGCTGGGACACTCCCGCCTTTTTCCTTGAAAGGGAAAGACCATGCATACGCATTTTGAAGAGATCTCGACTCGCCTATTTTCGCCTCGTTTGTGGCGGGGGTTTGGGGCACCATCGTACATGAATCCGTCTGGCAGTTCGTTTCAGACCCCCGGCGGGAATTCCGCTTTTGGGTTCTTCGACGACTTCCTGACCTTCAACGCGACGTCGCTTGACGGCCCTTACATGAACTTGCTCACCGCCGGCTGTACGGCCGCCTTGGCCGCCGACACCGCGACTGAGAAGGGTGTTCTGGCGTTGGCAGTTGACGGCAATGCTGCGAACGACGAAGCGGCCATTAAGTGGGGTGGGCTGTTGTCCGCTCCCTTCAAGTTGGCCGACAACGATTTGGCGTTTGAATGCCGTTTGTCGCTGAGTGCCATCACGGCCGCCAAGTGGTCGGTTGGTGTTGGTCTTGGTCAAGCCAACATGATCGTGACCGACGGGTTCTTTGTTGACACTTCGGGTGCGCTTGCTGACCGAAACTTCCTCGGCTTCAACAAGCTTGTGGCTGAAGGTGGTGCGATCGACGGAGCCTACAAGGCTGACGGTCAGACCTACCAGGACGGTGCGACGAAGACCAAGCTGAACGCGCTGCATACCGCAGTTGCTGCGACGTATGTCAAGCTTGGGTTCCGATACCGCCCGCAACCGAAGTCGCTGGAGTGGTACGTCAACGGCCTGTTGGCCGGGACCAGTGCTGCACCGGCCCGACTGACGTCCTCGGAGATTGACGCCGCGACGTTCCCGGACGACGAGTTCTTGGC